AATGTGTAAATTTATGCTACAATTTAAGAAAAATATAAGGAGGAGTAATATGAAAAAAATATCAAGTGTTATCTTATGCTTAATACTATGCTTAAATATTGTAGGTTGTAGTTCTAATCCAGCTGCAAATACATCTTCACAGATATCCAGTCAAGAAAATGAAGAATCTAATACTGCTAGATCATTGCATTTTTCTTTAGAAAAACAAGGTGTTGATATAAATATATGGCGTGAAGACGAAAAATTATATGTTAAAAATAATGGTGATTTTGATTTGGATATTGAAATTGATTTATACGCAAATAACGAAGATTATTCAACCGAAAACTACTCTGATGAAATTATACTAATAAATACTATTCCTAGTCATAATTACAAAGAAGTTTTTAGTGAATCCAATGGAAATAAAGTTTCAGCATATACTAATAGAGTTTTAAAAACAAATACTGGTAATGTAATTTTTACACCTGAACAATATTATTTCGATGGAGTTGTTTTTAAAGTCGAAAATGAGGATTATGGTATATTCTATCAAGCTAAAAATGATGGTTATTATGTTGTAAAATATGAAGATAGAGATAATTACAAAGTTGCCGATGATTGGGATACATATTTTTTAAGTAATGTTTATGAGGATGTAAAATTAGTAAATAAGGATGCTCAAAACTCTGAAATTAAAGTTTTTACATGGGAACAAAATGTAAAAGAAACTAAAGAAACCACAGGAGTTGATTTAGAATAACAATAACGTGTAGAATATGAAGGAGAAGATTACACAAAATAGAAATTAATAATATAGATACGTACAGGGCAGTTAGCAGCTGCTCTTTTTTTAGGAGGAAATCATATGAAAACATGTATATATTTAAGAAAAAGTCGTGCCGATGAAGAACTGGAGAAAAAAGAAGACGTTGATACACTAGCTAGGCATAGGAGTACATTATTAGAAGTTGCTAAAAAACAGGATCTTAACGTTATCGAAATAAAGGAAGAAATAAAAACAGGTGACAGCATTGCTAAGAGGCCAAAAATGATAAAGTTATTAGAAGAAATAGAAAAAAATATGTATGATGCTGTGTTATGCATGGATATAGACCGTTTAGGACGTGGAGATATGCAGGACCAAGGGAGAATAATTAACACTTTTAAAAAAACTAATACACTTATTATTACTCCAGATAAAACGTATAACCTAAATAACGACCTAGACGAAGAAATGACCGAATTTAAAACGTTTTTTGCACGTAGGGAATTAAAAGTAATAACAAAAAGAATGCAAAGAGGGCGTGTAAAAAGTATAGAAGAAGGTAATTTTATAGGCTCAACAGCGCCACTTGGTTATAAGTTTCGATATGATGAATACGGGAAAAGACATATGGTTATAGATACAGAAACTGCTCCAATTATCCAAATTGCATTTGATATGTATTTAAACGGTGAAGGTGCTTTTAAAATAATGAAAAGGTTGAATACTTTAGGATATAAAACAACTGCTGGTAAAGATTTTACAGAGTGTGCTGTTAGAAGGATTATAAGAAACCAAACTTATTGCGGGTATGTAACATGGTTTGAATATAAAAGAAAAGGGACTAAGACAAAGAAAAATAAAGAAAGCGATGTGCTAGTGTGCAAAGGGAAACATCAGGCTATTATAAGTGAAGATGATTGGAATAAAGCACAAGAAATAAGAAAAGGTAACCAAATAACTGCTAAGAAAAGCGATAGAAAGTTAATTAATCCACTTGCTGGCTTAATTAAATGTTCTTGTTGTAAACATACAATGGTAGCATCTTATAATACAAGTAAAGAAGGTCCTGTACTTTATTTACGTTGTAAAAATTGTTACGAGGTAGGCTCTTCCAGATTAGATCTAGTAGAAGAAGAAATATTAAACACACTAAAAGTTAAATTAAAAGAAATTAAAGACGAGTTAAACAATACGGAGATAGAGGATAAAGAAAATAAGCAATTAGAGATGTTACAAAATACTTTAATTAGTTTAGATAGAGAAAAAACAGAATTAGATAAGCAGAAAAATAAGCTACATGACTTGCTAGAAAGAGGCATCTATGATGTAGATACTTTTTTAGAAAGGCAACAAACTTTAGCAGCTAAGAAAGAGGAAATAGAAACTGCTATAAAAGGTACTAAAAAGCTACTGGAAGCAGAAGTTAGTAAGGATATTGATTATAAAGAATTAGCAAAAAATATAGAGTGCGCTATAGGAGACTATGAGAATACAGATAACATAGAGCTGAAAAACAAGGCTTTAAAAACTGTTATAAAGGAAATTTTATATTATAAAGAAAAAAAGAGATTTGCACAGTTTACTTTGGAGGTTAAATTTAAAATATAGACTTTTTACATGTATCACCATACGGATTATTGTTTGTCTGTCCCATGATACATGTAGAATTACCCCATAAAAACATCTTTATTACATTATACAATAAAAGGCTAAGGAAAATAACTTCCCTAGCCTTATTTTACACTATAAATAACATAGCACATAATACACCAATACCAAAGTATGCTATACGCCCTGCCACTTCTAAGATAATTTTATTCATGGCCGACACCTCCTTTTAATCGGAGTATAGGCCTATTATTATACTTTTATACCTATTTTTCTATTAATTGTACATACTTTTTAGATGCGGTTATATAAACTCCTGATTTAAGCTTATACATATGAGTTGAGCATCCTGTATCTGTTACCTCTTCTGCTACTGTATAAACTCCACCAGCAGGTACAATTCCAATTACACTTTTACTTGTAAAGTCAGGTTTATTATGCATATTTATATCTTCTTTTATTTTTACATATAACGTTTTATCTTCTGCCCCTGTATTAATTACTGTAACTTTACCTTTCCCATTAGTACAATTTACAATATCTTTTTCCTTTACTAGGCCATTTAAATAGTTATAACAATCTAATTTAAATTGTTCCCATGCTTTAACATTATTAACAAAATATCTAGGGCAAATTTTTCTTGTAACATCATAATGTCTTATAAAATCTTTTCTTGGATCTAATTTATATTTACAAGCTAAATAAGCACCTAATCTAACCATGCTTTTATACTCTTCATCTGTATAATGGTCATCCACACCTGTAGTAGCACATTCTACTCCTATACTATAAGCATTAGCACTATTAGTTGTATATGCTATTTCTGTCTCTGGTACTATGTAATATATTTCTCCTTCAAGCCCCATTACATAATGGGAACTAGCATATATATATTTACCATTTACTTTATACCCATTAGCTACAACGTTAGAAAAATAACTTACTGTATTTTTAGCAGCAACATCATGTTGACCAGTAAAATGCCAAGCTATCTTAGTTGTTTTACTTCTTTTAGTTCCTGGTCTAGAAAATACATTCTTTTTAATAAATTGTTCTATAACTATTGGTTTTTCTATCATAAAATATCAAATCCTTTCTGAAAATATAAAGGCGCTTAAAAATCGACCTCCTAGTTAGCTTTCTAAGCACCTTGTAAATTATTTGCCTTATGTTTATACCTTTTTATTCTCCAAATCCATCTGTTTTAAAGTCTGTAATTATACCCATGCCTACTAATATAGTAAGTACTGAATTAACAAAATCTTGGAAGTTATTAGGTAAAAAATCTAATCCAAATTGTTGAGCTGTTAACACTAATAATGCTGTTACAGATAACCAAAAACTTTTGTTTTTTACTTGTTCTTTAATATTAAATTTCATCTCATTACCTCCTATTAAAAAAGATGATTTTGTATTACATAAAAGAAAAAACTAACCAATGCTGTTATAATTGCATAAGTTAGTTTGTTTAAATTTATTGATAATTTATCTATGGTGCTACATAAATTATCTAATTTTACTGTCATTTCTGCTTGTCTATTTTCTAATTTGTCTAATCTGTCAGAATGTGCGTTTATCCTTTGTTCATGCGTTTTTACTTTGTCTTCTAGTAGTTCTTCATTCATACTCCTACTACTCCTTTATATATATATTTATTTTCTTCTACAAATTTAACTATATCTCTTTTATTTTTTATTTCTTTTGCTATATATCCTGTTACCTTTGCTGTTGCCATAGATGTACCTGTCATTGTCTCGTAAGAATCATTAAGGTATGTACTGGTTACATTTTCTCCTGGTGCATATATAACACAATCCTTAGAGCAAAATTCAGATATATTCCCGCTAGTAGGATCTAAGGACCCTGCACTAATCCCATACTGTGCTGGATATTCTATTACATTGTTATTTCCTGCTGCACATATTACTGGTATATTTTTATCCTTTGCAAGTTGTATAGCTTCCTCCATTTCTTTATCTTCATCTTCGAAAGAAATAGAAATATTAATTATATCTACATTCTTTTCTATAGCATAATATATACCTTCTGTCACGTCTTCTATATTGCCTTTGCCATATCTGTCTAATACTTTGACTATTAATAGCTGTGCCTCTGGTATAATATCGTGAATGATTCCTGCTACATGGGTACCATGCCCGTTATTGTCTTCTACATTTTGGCTATTACCTTCTGATGTAAAGTTTTTACCATAGATTATTTTTTCTCTTAAGTCAATATGAGGGAAAATGCCTGAATCTAATATTGCAACTCTCATATAGCTCTTCCTTTCTGTAAATAAAAAGAGCAGCTAAATTATAGCCACTCTTATGATTTTGCTTATTTATTTCTTTATATTCTTTCACAATATAAAGAAACAGTATTCATTCCATTATACGTGTTGTTTGAAAAATCAAAGACAAATTCATTGATTTTAAATTTAATTCCATTATAAGTTACGCTGTCTGATTTAAATAAGAATTCTTTTTCAAACTCTGATATAAAAAATTCTAACGGAGTACTATCTTTGCCTTCATATAATAATATCGTCATTCTTTTTTCCATATTTCTCACCCCTTTCTATACCATAAATAGTATAGAAAGAGGTCGAAATATGCAACAAATTAAGTGCGCAATCTTTTTAAATTGCGAATCAATTTTATTTGACGACCAAGTCTTATCAGTGCTAATAGTTGTATCGTCTATTGAAGAGCAGAAATTAATCTGCTCATATTTTTTATTAAACAACATTTTTAAATTACAAAATTAAACTGTTTTGTATTTATCTTTTGTATATAGATTATTATTAGTTAGTTCTTCATCAGTTAAAGCTCTACTATAATATCTTATTTCTTTATATTTATATTGAATATTATTCGTACCACAAAGTATAGCAGACCCAGATGAATCTATAGCAGTTATATTAACTGTTGAAAATCCGATAGATGTACCATCTATAAACACTTCAACCTTTGTAGGCATAATTTTAAATGATATAGTAACAACATCATCATTAACATGATTTGATAAATTATTTTTCTTTTCAAACCATGTACCTCCTATTGTTCCACCTAAATTTCCATTTGCATATAAATTTACTTTCGATGGTATTTGTGGGAATTTGTTAATCAATATTGCATTTGTGCCGATGTTTGATAACAATTTTATGCATATCTCAAGTGTATATTCTGTTTTATTAACATTCGTATTATCTTCTATTACTCCTAACTGATTAGCGTCAAATCCGATAAAACTAAATCCATCTGAAGAGATATTATTATTTGCTATTATAGTAATATCTTGTGATTCAGCACTTGCTTTAGGGAATTTTAAATTATCATTAGATACAGTATCTTTGAAAATCAATGTTTGATTCGCAGAATCAATTTCTCTTGCACTATCATCCATAAATAACCATCTTGATTGTAACCCTTCTGTTACAAGTCTATCTTTATCTTCAATTTTAGCAGTTATAGTAATAGTATATGTAGCTTTTATACTTGAATTTGATACAGATGTTGCAGTAATAATTACACTTCCAGCAGTTTTAGTAGTAACTAAACCATTTTCATCTACAGTAGCTATATCATTATTGTTTGAACTCCAGGTAACAGATTTATTACTTGCATTTACAGGTGATACAACAGCACTAAGTTGTATTGTATTACCAACTTCAGTCGTATTATTACCAGTTATAGTTATAGATGTGACATCAACTGTAGTTGTATTAAATAAAGTTTCAAACATATTATCCACATATGTGCATCTTTCATTTATAAAAGTTTCTATTTGTTCAAAACTTGTAATATCTTTACTAGGAATATCAGCCCATTTTTCACCATCTCTCGTATAATATTCGTCTGGTAAATGGTTTTTGAATGAAGTAAATTCGGCAATTAAATTTGTATTTGATAATACACTTTCTCTTAATTCTCTATATCTAGCATATAGTTCGTTAGGGAATAATCTACATATTTTTTCAAATAATAAATTATATTTACCGTCAGCTTTATTAGTGGCATATGTTTCATAATCTTCAGGACATCTATATGAAGAAGATACTAATTTACTACCATTCCAATATAATCCAAATGTAGAATCTAAATCATATAATGAATATATCCATGTATTACCTCCGTCATAGGAACATATTAATTGATTTTTGCCTAATCCGTCTATATCACAACATAAATAACAGAATATATAATAGTCAAATAATGAGTTAATGTTAAAATGTTGTGATAGTTGGCTTGTAAAAGTAGCATCATCACTAGTTCTAACAAATGCCTCTGCAATTTTCCATTTATCAAGTACTCCATCTGTTCCTATTGAATCACCTGGATACTCTTCTGACCAATGTTCATGTGTTGGTTCTGCTCTATATAAGCAATAATCTGTAGGAACTTCACTACAAATTACTATTTCAGAATAATCCTTTTCTGTCATACCAAACATCCAACCATCTTTCGGAATATTCCAAGTGTATAAACCTAAATATTCATTATTTAAATATATTTCAACAGGGAATCCATCTATAAGACCATAGTTAGGTGCATTTTTAAGTTTCTCAGGTAAATTATTATAATCACTTCTAGTTTTTAGCATTTTACCTGCTATTCTTGCAGATACAACGTTTCTTGCATGAGTTTTATCTATATAATTTGCTTTAAAAACAAATTTATTTTCATTTCCCCATTTTCTACTATCAGTATTTAATTGAATATTAATTTTTTGTTTTGTAGATTTAGCATTATCCTCATAAAATTTTCCAGTATAATTCTTTTTGGGATAATTTAAAGATGAACTACCTTGCCATTTCAATTCTGTATATCCATTACATATTAAATTATCAAAGCTAACTGTTGATTGTACGATAATTGGATTATCTTTTCTCATTGTGTCCCAAATATCAGAGGTAAAGTCTATTCTCGGTATACTATTTCCTATAGTAACTGCTAATGGATTTGCATGGACCTCTACAGGAGCATAAATTTTATTATAAATTTCTAATAATATTTCTTCTAATTTTACAGATTTAAATTTTCCTCTTAATTTTTCTTTAGTACCTATGTTCTCAATATCTTTACATTGCGTACTAACGTCACTTATACCTTCTTCCATTCTATTAAGTTCTGCTGTTGTAATTTTCTCTTTTGATATCCATGTTTTCTTATTATATGTTCCATCACTATTTGTAGCACTAATTGGCTCGGCGTATGTTACAACTGCCATATCTGTAAGAGCTTGATCTACTATATTTGTATCTTCACCTGCCTTTTCAAACAGAGGCCTTTGGATATGTATACAATTTTCTACTGGAGGTAATGTTATTACAGATGTTTTGTTTTCATCAAATAATCGTATTTGAATACTATAGTCGCCTAATTCTGTATCCTCATCTATTAATTCTTTTTTTATTAGCAAAACTACAGCTCCATCTTTTGTTTCTTGCTCTTCAAAATCAATTTCAATATCGCCTTTTTTGAATTTCACCTGAGCATAACTTGCTTTGTTATTTGCAATTATGTTATCAATTGCTGTGTTTTTAGTATATCTGTATTTATTATTCACTATCGTAAATAATATCTGTATATTCATGTCGTTTTTGTACAGATATACATCTTCATCTACGCTAGCATTTCCTTTGTCTATAGTAATAGTACAATCTTTACTTATCATTTTATCGCCTCTCTTTTCTCTTTTATTGTATAGTTGCAGTCAAAGTACAGTTACCATCAAATACGGCGTAATGACTAGAATCATAAGCACCTTGAACTCCAAATCCTTTACAAGTACCATTGCTTATGGCATTAAGAACTGTTGCATCTGTTATTTCTATAGTTTTAGTTGTATTTATAGGTGTTGTTATCGATGTGCTCCAACCAGATGTATATGTTGGCATACCACTAGGTTTAGTTGAGTATCCATGCATTTTTAATGTAGCAGTAACATTACCATATATACCACCTTGTATACGATTTACTGTAACTGTTAATTTAGTTATTGTTTTTCCTTTTAACTTATTAAATCCATCTCCAAATAACCATAATCCATTGCAATTACCATAACCATAATTACCTTGTCTAGCCGTATTATCTTTTTTATAGTTGTTATATACTGTGCTTCTATAAGTATCTGCTCCTGTACTATATAGAGTTATTGTAGATGTAGCAGTTATAGTATTTGTGTTTTCCCCGACATTACTTGTATTATCTTTTGTTATTCCATTTTCTGAATATATAATTTGAGAAGAATTATCTTTTACGATTGTTCCATTTATAGTTGTACCATCATTTATATAAATCATTCCACTCAATTCAGCCTTTTGTGCGATTTTATTTACTTTACCGTTAACATTTGATTCAAATATTCTACCACCTCTACTAGCTAACATTCCGTTTTCGCTTCCACAAATTTTACTATTTTCTATATCTACATAGGATCCTCTTATGGAGCCAATAGCATAATTTGACGCATTGCCAGTTTTGCCATACACTTCTAAATCAAATAAAGCTACATAAGGACAATTACGAAATACTGCAGCATAGTTTTTACCATCTTGTGTTAGTAATTCACTTGGTTGTATAGCAGTTGACGAACCAGATGTTTCATATACTTCTTCTTTTACCATATAACTTGTATTTGTACTCATCCATCCACTTTTTCCGTTATATGTAGTGTATCCCCAACCATTTGAGTTAAAGTTTGTAAGCAATAATGTTGCTCTAGTTGGAACTGTTTGAACTATATTGTAAGAAACATCTCCGCCCGTACGCATGTTGACATTTCCTGTTGTTTTATAGTTACTTACTAATATCTGTGAAGTTGTTCCAGTTCCCTGCAATAGCAATTCTGCTCCACAATTATGTCCAAATATATAACCACAATTATTCTTATTAAATTTAATATATAAAGTGCCCCCATTAAATCCCTTTATAGTTATATTTTCATATAATATTGAATTAACTTCGATAGATACCGTATATCCATTTAAATTTTTAGGAATACTCTCTATTGCTCTTTGTAAAGAGCTAAATTTGCCGTTATTCTCAAAGACATTTGATGTATCGATTGTTGAATCTACTACAAGAGCTACATCAGACACTACACCATTCAAATCACCGCAATTAAGTTGTCTAACATTAAGTGAATCGGCTGTTAATGTTCCTGATACGTTCAATCCTTCGACTTCTAAGTCCGAAGAAATTTTACCAGATGTAGCATTTATCTCCCCTGTTATATTAGCATTAGTTGCTTCTATGTTTCCAGAAGTATCAACTTTGAAGCCGCCATTAATAGTCGTATATCCTTCTAGTTTTATATTATCTGCTGATAAATTAATATTGTTTGATATAGCTGTTAGTGCTTTATCTGTAAGTATTACATTTGTTTCTGTACTATTACTAGCTACTACCATATTAATTTTGTTTTCTGTTTGTTGTATTTGTGATGCAAAAGTATTAACTGAATCTTTTGTTGCGTATGTTGATTTTACTGTAGCAGTAATGCTATTTTCTGTTTGTAATAATTGTGTAGCAAGATCTGTATTATTTGTATAGTTGTCAGCTAGATCTTTTTTAACGCTTGTTACAGTGCTTGAAACCTCTCCAATCTTAGTCTGTAACGTAGTATCGAGACTTGTAACCGAATCCTTAGTTGCGTACGTTTTTGATATAGAACCAGTAATTTCATCTGTTTTTTGCGTTATCTGTGACGTTACTTCTGTAGATGTAGAATAATTATCAGCTAAGTTTTTTTTAAGCGATGCTACAGTACTTGTTATTTCATCTGTCTTTTGTTGTATCATAGTACCCATGTTATTAACTGTATCTTGAGTTGCATAAGTATTAGCTACTGTAGTTGTAATATCTGACGCTTTTTGCGTTATTTGTGAAGTGGTTTGTTCCTTGGTATAATAGTCTTTTTCGACCTTTTGTTGGAAATTAGTTACAGTTGAAGAAACGGTATCTACAGTTTGTTTTAAATCGGTAAATGCGACTTGTACAGATTTTTTTTCTCCATCTATTTCTATTTCGCCGCCACTTATCATAGATTCAATTTTTTTGTTCTGTTGATCTACTGTTATCTTAATTTGATTCAAGTCTGGTACATATTCACCATTAATCATAATATTATCATTGTCATCGAGGTAGATTGAATTATTGACTCCGTTGTTTGTTAATATGTCTACTATATTTTTCTTAGTTGCGTCAATTTTTTTTATCTCAATGTCCTGCAACTTCTTGGTTTGCGTACTTTCTTTGATGGTTTGAAAAGTACGCAAAGTGTCGGCATAACTGTTATTATAATCTATATAAGCTTCTTCAAGAAGCGCCTGAGAACCAGATGTAACTTCACCTGATTCTATTATGTCGCTTAAAACTTTTATTATATTATTATAGTTTTCTGTATATTCTTCATACTGTGTCGTATAGCTCATTTTATCACCTTCTTATGCCTTTTTTGGTCTTGCTACAAATAATATCTTATCTGCGGCATTATCCTTTATAGCTATCGTTCTTACGCCGTTTTCACACGTAGTGGATTCTATACAAGTCATAACATCATTTATTTTTCCGATACATATAGAAACATGTGAACAATTCATGTAACGATTATTATCTTTTGTATCAGAGTCATAGAAGATTAAATCCCCTGGTTCTAGGTTACTGAAATTAACAAGGTCTGCTCCATGTAAAACCCATCCATTAGTTATGCAATATTTCGCTTGGTTTGCAGCAAGTCTTGGAAATGTAAAGGTCCAACTATATTTATTGCTTCTTTTGATACTTGTCATTTTGTGATTTGCATAAGGAGAAGTATCATAATCTATTCCCATATATGAAAATTGTACTAATGTGCTGCCGTCTATTTGGTCTTTCTTTCTAACTGAATCATACCATTTACTTAGATTAGCCGCTGGATTCGTAAAGTTTGCTGGTGTTACTATAGCAGTTGTAGAATATTGACCTATGTATTCTAAGTTTGTACGGTTAAGATATGTTTTTGCTATTTCTGTTACTTTTTCGCCACCCACAAAGTCTGCAAAATCTGTATATTCTCCAGTCTTAATAGTAGTAACAGAACCATAATATTTAGAACTTATAGAGCTTATTGTATTAGTCATTATTATTATCTTGTATGTTGTATTAGGTTTTGGTATTAATTGTCCGTTCTTGCAATCATCACCTTCCAAGTAACATGTAGTTGACTGGTTATATTTGAAGTTTGGTGATGTAGTAAATTTTAGTCTTGTATAATAACTATCTACTGCCTTACTTGGCAATGTAAAAGTTAAGCTTTCTAATACATCATCATAATAATAGTTATTTGTAGATACTAACGTTTCATTTACAGTTTTATAATTTGGTGTTGTTGTGTCCCCAGTATTATCGCCACCACTACTGCCACTATCTCCAGTATTGTCACCGCCACTTTCTGTATTGTCTTTATTTGTGAACTTAATTCTGTTTGTTATATTGTTAAATAATGTTTTATAGTTGTCTTTTGTTTTTAAGTGTATACCGTCTGCAGTTAATGAAGATTTTAATATGCCACCCTCTTCAAGATCTGTGCTAATATCAATTTGATATACATTTTCATGATTATTACAATAATCGAGAATTTGTGTGTTAAATGTATCTATAGCTTTGTTATAATCTACATAATTAGATACTTTTGAGCCAACATGTATTTCTTTCGCTACAAAAATAGGTCTTTTAGGGTATTTGGCTCTTAACAGAGATAATAAATTTTTTAATGCGCTATAGCCACTCTGATAAGGGTCGTTTACTCCTAAATGTACAAATACATAAGGAACATCAGAAGGATATTCTGTAGTATCAGAATAAGAGCCAACTTGAACTATTTTCTTTAGCTGGTTTCCAGAATAAAAATGATAGGCACTAGCACCTATCACACATTTACTTATTATATTGTTTCCTTCATCTGTTGTTGTATCTTCTATTACAGATTCATTTGCATCTGATTCCTGTAAATCTTTTGGGCGAATAAAAAACGCATATTTAAGGCTTGGATATGTACTTAATTTACTTATCTTAATCGCATTTGGTACTGTGGTCCACATGCTTGCATGTGCCATTTGGTCGTCTCCAATATAAACGCCTACATGGTGTGTGGCAAGTAATTTTCTATTATCCATATCAGCTTGCGTTGGTATATGGTTAGTACAGAACATTATACAATCTCCTGGTTTTGCTTTAGCTCTACCTTCTGCATTAGCTAACCACATCATACCGCCATTTTTTGTTATTTCACTCATTATAGTTCCACCAGAACAGTTTCCATTATACATAGATCTTAATCCTGCGTTCATATAGCAACAAGATGCAAAAGAAGAACAGTCATAACCTATAACACCTTTGCCACCGTTAACAGATGTAGATATTCCATTATAAGTACTTCCAACATATCCCCATGAACTAGAATTAAGTTTTACATATGTTCCTTTCGCTATATACTTACGCTTAGTATCATCTATAGTACGTGGATATTGAGAATAAGAAGCAAGTCCATCTATATGTAATTGTACTATTTCTTTTGCTTTGTCTACTATTTTGTTTCTTGTAGGTGTAAGCTGCGTATTTGTTACATATGTTACAGTGCTTACAGGTGCAGAATAATTAGTAGTGGCTGTTGTTTTTCCAGAAACTCCATAACCTAATTTATTACCATTTTTATCTACTAGATAAGGTAACTGTCCGTCTTGAATTTGATACCATGCCAAGTAACCTTCTACGTTGTTTACAGTACCACCGCCACCATTATTCTTATATACTTGTCTCCAGTTAGCAAATTCGAAGCCGCCGTTATCCAATACTTCATATATTTTTTTCTGTGTTGCTGCAGATTGTGCGGAAATAGAATTCCTATTCACAAATGTATAGCCATATGTATCACATACATATCTTGACACAATCCAATACATAGCACCAACACCCATATTGTAAGAGATTAATCCCGCAAATATGTTATTATGTGCGTATGTAAATGCTTGTCTTAATTCGTTGCATCCTAACATAACTTGATTTGATATGTTTCTATCTACTGTTATACCGTTAAGTGTAGTTGTACCGCCGCTTCCAGGCTGCATAGTTGCATAACTTGGAGTAAAACTTTGTGTTGTTCCGTCTACAAATTTTAATGTCTGTGTGTGGTTAAAAAACACGCTTCTTTCGCATCCCATTAACCCATATCCAGACCCGGAACTAGAACCATGCGCATATGGATTACCGCTAGATTCTGCCATTATCATTGCAAGTGTTATATTTGGATCTAATCCAAACTTTTGTGACCAGTATTTAGCTATAGTAGAAATTTTATATTGATTAGAACTAGATACTAATTTTTCGTATGCAGTAGGAGATATTTTTATCTTACTTCCAATTCCAATAGAGTTATATAAATCTAATGCCTTTTTATAATCATCTGTTGTAATTGTTCCTGGTTCTGTGCTTGTATCACTATCAGCTAATTTGAACAAATTATATTTCTTCATGGCTACCATCCTTGAATCACCTAGCCATAAGCCACCTTCTATAGTTTTAACCAAGGTATCTTTATTCCCGCCAGTTCCAGGTTTAGTATCAGGATTATTTAATATATCTGAAAATAATTTATCTATAGTTTCTTTATCTATTCCTAATTGTCTCATATATTGTTTAATTATTTCTATTTCTGCTAATGTTAATTTGCCTATATTAAGTCCTAATATGTAATTCTTTAGCTGTTCGAATGTATCGTTTTTTGTTATCATATTAGAATACGCTTTATTGTAATTAGCAAAGCTGCAAGTGTTTTTACTTTCGTCAGAAAAACTTATCTCTAATTTATTTACTCTAGCAGTTAACTGTAAGGGTTCCGGATAAGTTCTATCTACTATTGTTATGGCATCTCCTAAGTTAATGTCTCCATCTAAATATGCTACTTTACATTCATAATCAACTTTTGGCTGTTTGCGTTCTTGTAAAGCTTCATATGATTTTTCAAGTAATGTATAAGCATCTTCACAGCTATCATCTTCGTATATGCCGTAGATGTATTTACCTGGGAAACCGAACATAGCATTAGCTATATCGTCCGCTATAAAATTCGCACCTCTAGGTTTATCTGCGGGCTTTCCAGCTTCTATGTTCCATTCAGCCTCACGAAAATCCAGGTCATCTTTTCCTATTCCTATTATTGCAGTACATAAATCAGAAATATCTTCTTTTCTATTTACACTTTCAAGATTAGTATTGTAATCAAACCTAGCTCCATTATCAGAACCAAGCTTGCTATATAAATCTATATACATGTCAGTAACTTTATTTCCTTCTACTTCAATACGAATATCCATTTCTGCTTTATATGTTTCTAGTTTACTTGTTAACAATTCATATACAGAAGTTGATTTATCTATTTCAATAAGCGCAGCATTTCTATTTACTGCTACATCTATATATCCAGCTAAAAAGTCTGTATCTTGTAGAATAGTAGTTAGAAATGTAGTAGCATTACAGTTATTTAATGTGTTTTTTTGTATAACGCTATTGTACAAGATAAGTGATATAGATTCACAATATACCTGTGCTTCTGCATAACCATTAGAGTCATCAGTTTCTACAGTAACTATAGTAAACAGGAAATTTTTGCTACGATATCTAAATAATATGTAATTACCTGTTTTAATAGATTCTTTTGTTCTTTGATTCAATTCTAATGAGAATTCGAAAATGGATGCAACATTTATTTCTTGCGTAAATGTATCATCCCAAAATGCATTTTCTTCTGTTCCTGCATTGGATACTACATCTATTATTCTTTTGTTCTTATCTAATATAAATAATGTTATATCTGTCATTGCATCACCTACTTTAATTGAATTTCTCTACAAAACTAATTGCTGCTGACACTTGGCTTGTGCATGAAGTTGACACCGATATATCATTTTTGCCTGGACTTAGCGGGAAAAAAGTGCTCCCTATATCTAAATGTTGCATGAAGTTTTCCCCATTTTTTATAACTGTATTGTTTTCGCAGTCTATGTTTACAATGTCGCCAGGCTCAAAGATTATTTCGTTGTATTCCTCAGGCGTTTCTGGAGTATGATTTGTTACATATAACATATTCATCGCCATATTCTGTATAGGATAACTTCCGTATCCTGCCATATAAATCACTATGTAAGCTAAGTCTCCTGTTGGATATTTGCTATTCGCTAAATTATCTAGCATTAATGTTTTTGTTATATTATTTTGTGCATCTCTTTTGTTAACTTTAACTCTCCATGTTCCATCGACTCTCTTGATGTTAAAGTTTCCATAAAAATGATTCCATGCTGATCCAGATTCACCAGAATCTATTTTTATTTTGTTTCCATCCTCGTCTGTTTTTGTCTTTGGAGCAGGGCAACTTGTAGCATCTGTTAATACTTTAGTTGACCCAATATACATGCTTGGCGTAGTATGTTTATAATAGTAGTTATTATCTAATAATTGACATTTGAATAGTTTATTATTATTTGAATCAAATCCATATAGCTCTAATAGACCCATCTTAGCAGAATCTGCTGTATTTTCTTCTGCTTTATCACTCGTGTCTTTTCCTATTATTGTTATAGCAGAAGATGTAGCTAATTTTGTAACATAACTCATATATACATAACCTGTTTTCCCACCATAAGTAGTTTTCCCCCAGCTTCCACTTATATCTGTTATATTAAGAGATGTACCTTTCGGTATTGTTATTAGTATTTTATACTTTGTACTTCTTCCAGACCTCATGTTAAGATTTGCTGTAGTTCTGTAATTGTAATTACTAATACTTACTTTTTGTGTATAAGTCATGTAGATATAACCAGTTACTCCATTATATGTAATTTTGCCCCATCCTCCACTAATATCTGTAATTGTAACTATCTTTCCGTATGGTATAGAACCAAGTTTTTTATAGCTCGTACCTCTACCAGAACGTATATTCAATGTAGGACTAGCTGTTATTTTATATTGATTAGAACCAGGTGTAGAACTTCCACCACCACCATTAATATCCCAATAGTCTGAATAAAATAAGAAAAAGCCAGTAACTTCAAAGTTCTTAGTGTTTTCTGGTAAATTTCTTCTATAGCATGCTCCATGCCATCCATCACTTGTAGATGTTATATTAGGAGAAAACATACGTCCTGCTTCATTTATTACAAGCGTATCTCCTGTAGCACCTTCATCTACAACATTACCTGTAGAAGTCCATGCTGATAAACTTTCGCACTTTTCATTAACTATTGTTTTTTCTGATGTAGTATTTTCTAATCCTACCCTTGGATAGTTGCCTAATAAGATAGAACCATTGTCAGAATCAACTTGTAAGAATGTAGATTCCTCTGAAAACTCAATTGCTATTTTGGGAAATGTTTCTACATCTCCTTCATTATCTAATTCTTCATCGGATAACTCATCGTATATTTTAAGGTCGCCACCATAAAAATAAGGATCTGGGCAGTAAAAAACAATTTCTCCTTCTCCGTAGCAATTATTTTCAGATATGTATTTATCTCCAAAGTTATAACTCTTTACTACTGCATTTATATATTTATCTTCTGATTCTAAAAATAATTTAGCTTCATCTTTACTTTTAAAACAATTCTTTAAGTCAGTTGTTGTTTGCGTATAGTTATCTTGATTATCTGTTAATACATTTATTTTTACAGTAATTTCTCTATCTTTATCTTTAGCAGAATGAAAGATGCTACCATTTCTACCTTGTATAGTTTTACTAGATATTTCATGTTCCGGAATAGTAGGCATATCTACATCTACTACCCCAAAACCCTCAAATTCAGATATAATTACCTTATTATATTCAAAATAATATACTGGCATTATTTAGCACCTCTCTTTCTACTATCCCTTTTATCAATAACACTAAGCTCACCATCTACATATTTTGCGGTTTTTTTTGCGATAATCTTAGAATCCAACTCTAGCGATATATCCAAATAAATAGGTTCAGGGCTTACCTTATTACTGTATAAGTTACCATTATTACTATACCCACCAAAAGTACTTCTAGCAGAAACTGGTGTTACGCTAGCTGTAGCTAATGCATTTGTTGCAGCTAAACTTCTATTTGCTATAGCACTAAAATTCTGTAAGTTTGCTACAACTGGAATGCTAGATGAAACTGCATTAACTGTAGATACTGTTTTAGTTACATTAACTTTTGTTGTAAGCGTTCTGTTAGTCGCACTAGCTATTTTATTCATGTATGTGCTTACAGAAGAATAAGCATTAGCCATTTGCGTTCTAATTACTTTTGCTAGACTTATAAAACTAGATGTTGCTGCATTTCTAGCATTCCAAGACTGTGTTCTTACAACATTAGCAATGGATATCATTTTAGATGTAACAGTTTGTCTAGCTTCTGATACTTGAGTACTTATTACTTTCTTTAAGCTTATAAAACTAGATGTAGCACTATTTCTAGCGTTTTGTGATTGATTTTTTATTATATTAGCTAAGTTAACAAATTGATTTCTGCCTATGTTAACACTTCCAACTAAATTTTCTCTAATAGAACTTCTTATCTTACCAAAATTAGTGCCTATTCCATTAGCTACATTTTGAGTTGTAGTTTGTAAAGATTTTAATTCTTTTTCAAGCTCTTTTAATTGGCTAGTATTCATAGTTTCTAACTTAGTCATTATATTTTTAGAAATTCCATCTCCTATTTCAGATGCAGTTTGAGAAGTAGTTGTTTTACTTTGTTCTAATCCCTGTTGTGCTCCACTTCCATATTCTTTCCCGGTTCTAAGTCCAGCTGTCATACTAAAATTTTGGCTTATAGTCCCATTACTTCCAAATAATCCATCAAAGAATCCGCTTATACTTGCTAATTTTTCTGAAACAAACCCCTTAACAAATCCGCCTATAAATTTATCTGCTACTGAACCACCAAGCAATCCCATATTTTCAGCATTTGCAGCAGTCCATTCATTTATTGCATCATAAATAACCCCACAGGCAGTATTAATTTGGTCTCTATTATTTCTTATACCATCTCCTATGGCATTTAATATAACACTTCCTGCTTCTTTTATAGTAGGGCCATTTGTTTCTATCCAGTTGCAAATCTTTCCTATTAAATCAGATATAGCGGTTGTTATACCTTCTTTATTTTGAATAATACCATTAGCTATATTTTGTACTATACTGCTACCCATACTTAGAAAACTATCTAAAGCTCCTCCTGATATTAGTCGATTCGCTCCACTTATAGCATTAGTTATTATCGTAGGTATTTGTTTAGCAGCATTTTGTACTTTGACTTTTAAATTTTCTAAACCAGTTTCTAAGCCTTCAAAGTTATAAGTGTTTTTATCTCCATTTCTCCAATCACTAAAGAAAGTTGTTAAAGCATCACTAGCATCTAAAAGTGCTGGCTTGAACTTTTCAAAAGCACCTATAAGACCATCCTCCATTGCACTGGCTAAAGCCTTAAAACTTGCTACAGTAGTTTCATCCATACTGTCAGCTAATCGTTCTGATAAACCTTGTATTTCTTTTAGGTTCTTTTTATATCTTTCATATTTTTCATCTGACATATCAACTATTTCGTTAACTTCATCAAATGAATCTCCAAGACCTAAAGTTTCAAGTTGCGCTTTTATTTGTTCATCTGACATTCCTTTAAGTGATGATCTAAGATAGTCCATTTTTTCTGATATGGTTAAAGTTGATAAAGAAACTTGTTTAGCACTTAATCCATACTTACTTAACACCTTATTAGCTTCTTCAACAGTCATATTTTCTTTTAGTTGCTGTTTAACTTGTTTCTTCTGTTGAGAAGTTAATCCAACTATAGAGTTATCTATTTCTGATAGTGTAGAGTTATAATCTATATATTTATTTATATCTAAATTCTTAGCATTTCCTAGGTTTCTCCAAAGAGTATCTATTTTACCACTAGCACTATCCATGCTTTCAATTACATCTAGTAAATCTTCTACATTATTAGTTGTAACTTTACTGTCATCGCCTAGCAATGAAATTGCATAGCCTAAATCCTTACTACTTAATCCTAATGCCGTTGCAGATAATTCAGTCTCACTAAACACTTTTTTCATATTTTCAATAGTAGTTTTAGCTTTATTCCCCTTTAATCCTACAATACTCATATTTTCATTGAACATTGATACTGTAGCGGTAGAATTATCTATAGCTTCAGATAAACTATTATAATCTTCTGTAGATGCATTCAGTAAACTCATTACTCCTGGTAAAGCATTTTTACCAGCAATAGTTGCAATTAAAGACGCCTTCTGACTTCTAGTCATTCCGTCAGTTCCTTTTTTTAATGCTTTTACTGTAGCTTCTAAATCCGTGCATCCATCAGCTGTAGTTTTTAGGTAAGAACCAGTAGAATCTGCTGTCATTCCTAATTTTTTCAATGCTGTAGTCATAGCATCGGTTGGATTTGCCATATTTGACAATAAATTTTTAAGTGACATCCCTGACTTACTACCCTTTACACCAGCGTTCGCCATTAGGCCTATGCTAGTTGATAAATCTGTCATTGTTACACCTAAAGAACCGGCCAAAGCTCCTACTTGTTTAACAGATTCGCCAAATAGTTCAACATTTGTATTACTTCTTGTTATTGTTGCTGATAATTTATCTGCAAAGTCGCCAGCTTGATTTGCTGACATGCCAAGTGCCGTTAAATCATCGGTCAAAATATCTGAAGCTGTTGCTAAACTTGTAGACCCAATTTTTGCAAGGTTTAACGTTGAATTTACTCCTTCTAACATTTCAGAAGTAGACCAACCAGCCATAGCCATATACTCAAAAGCTTCGCCAACTTCACTAGCACTAAATGTCGTACTAGCTCCAAGTTCTCTTGCTTTTGAAGTTAATTGCTCTAGCTCTGTCCCTACTGAACCAGCAATAGTTGCAACTTTTTTCATCTGTTGCTCGAATTTTGCTCCAGTTGTTATGAGTGAACTTAAATTAAAATCAAATCCTGTTATCTCACTAAATGCTTCTTTTACTGCATTAATCGAGGTGAGCATTCCATTTAAAACAGGTGAAACTGTATCTTTTACATTATTAAGTCCTTCAAAAAACCTCTTTTTCCCGGCATCATATAACTTTTTAGCTGCAACAGTTAAAGCTGTTACAACTACAAGTGCTTTCGCTGGTCCTGGCAATGCTTTAAAAACTTGCCCTAGGTTAGATGCTTTTGTTTTAATTTCTTCTATTTTCTTTCCAAATTCACTAGTACCTAGCGCATCACTTAGCTTACTTTTGCCAGATGCCTTTTTAATGCTTTCTGTCATATCCTTAATTGATTTTGTAGCATCTTGCATTTTGGTTTTGAAGGAAGCTATATCAGCATTAATCTTTACGTTTAAAACTTTAGTTGCTATTTTCACCACCTCCAAATTTTTTAAACAGATTATTTATATGTGCTAAGTTTTCTTCTCTTTGTTTCTTACTTACTCTGTGAGCTTCTTTTTTACTCTTAGCGTTCTCAAATGGATTTATAGGTTTGAATTTACCTCCACCAAAGGCCATTCCTAAAGCATTTTGAAGGCAACAAAGATTTAAGTTATATTGCTCTTGTTGTTCTTTTTTATAGCCCTCTAATATCAAATTAGCTTCATGTATAGTTAGATGCCAAAAAGAAGAAGGTGGCATTTTCATACCACCAACTAACTTTTTATATAGATTTTCTATTAACTTATTAAGCTCTACTTTCCCTCTTCATTTTCTTCATTATCTTCTATTTCATCATCTGTATTCATTCCTAAACCCTCCATTATAGCCTCAAGTACTAAAGAGGATAAATCAAGTATTGAATTTCCTTCTGCTACATAGGCATCCATTAGTTTTTCTGCCATAGCTTCTGTCATTTTATTATTTTCTTCCAAAAGTCCATAATGAAATGATTTTATTGTATTGGCTACAGTTCCCGTAACCTTCTCTGTATCTCTAAATGGATCTAATCCACTTAAAGATAATTTTTTAAGTGTTCTCATAGAATACTTTAATTCATAGTCTTTTCCGTTTATATTTAATATCATATATTCCTCCTAAACAGCACTAGCTTTTTCTAATTTGCCATTTCCATCAAAACTTAAATCATATGTAAGAGCATCATCATAAGGTGCATCTAAATCCAAGCCTACTATATAAGCTTTACCTTTAAATCCTACTGTATTTGTTTTATTAGCTAGCACTACATCAACTGCAGTAGAACCTAATACCGCTTCAACTGCAGCATCGTAACCTTCATCATCAGTGTAATAAAATCCATCACAAGTAGCTGACCATTCTTTAGCTCCAGATATTTTTCTTTTCCAATCTCCTGATGTTTTTGTAGATGTATCTATGGAATCAGCTTTAATAGATAATTTGCAGTTCTTTTGGCCACCTATAGCTTTACCTCCAACAGATACAATTATATCTAGTCCTCTTATAACTTCTCCGCTATCGCCACCTTCAGCTAACAATTGTAAGTTATCTAGCTTCATGCAATCACTCCTTTTCTTTTGTTAAAATTTTATATACTAAAATTCCATGTTGATATTTACCCTCTGCATCTTGTTGTTCTAATATTTTAAAGTTATCTAAATAAATAAAAGCCAACAAATCATTGGATCTCATTTCTGTATTCTGCAGATTTCTATTTACATCTTGCATAATGTTTATAATTTCTTTTTTGCCTTTGTAATTAGAAAATACATCTATATATTGATATATTTTTGAGCCTGCATTTATCTTTGAAGAATCATCATTTCCGTAAAATGTGCCAATTCTAATATATGGTAGCGGTGCATTTTTAGGCACATGGTCATATACATCATAATTTAAAGCTGATAAGATATTGTAAAGTTCAGACTGTAAATCTAAAGTAAACATTATTTTATCAGCTCCTCTATTATTTTATCTAATTCCTCATTAAACTTATCTTCATTTTTTTCAACTGCTGGCTCAAAATAAGGCTGCGCCGACTGGTATCTAGTTCCATATTCAACCCACCCAGCATATTCAACATTAGTTCCAACTTCACCGCTATAAGTAGAAATTATATTAGTGGTTATAGAACCCCTAAGCCTTCCAGTATCTACAGGACATTGTTGTTTAGCATCCTTTTCGATATTATACAAGGTATCTTTTATTAATTTACTTACATCTTTTTCAACTGTTGTAGTGTTATTGAATTTTTTTAATATTTTTTCACCATCTGAGGTTATTTTAATTTCCAACTTCATCACGCTCCATAACAATCATGTAGCATTTATTATAGTCAGCAACTGATTCTTTTTTATAATGTTTGTTTTTATATAAAATATAGAAATCTTCATCAAGATCTAATTTATCCAACTTTTCCTGTGTAAACAATTTATTCTTAGAATAAGTCACTAACCTTCCAGCCGAATCAATTTCACTGATAGTAAAAGGTGCTACCTTGCATTTAATAGATTTAACCTCTATCTCTTTTGTAATATAGCCCCCTAAACCATCTCCAACCAATTCTTTTTTTAATATAACTGCACTATCTCTATAATCCATTTATAACATCCTTAGCTTCTTTATTCTCGTATTATTGGACCTATACTGTTTTAGAAGTGGTTTATATTCATAAAAATCATCAGACTTATAAGAAGTCGAAAGGACATCTATTTTTTCCGTAGATATCCCTTCACTTCCTAATCTTCTGTATCTTTTTATGGCTACTTCTTCAGCTATAAATTCAAGCTCCCATGGTATAGTTGGTGTTTCTAGATATACTTGCATATAATTAGTAGCATCTGACAATAAAATATCCAATAATTCATCTTGTGAATCATCGGCTAATCCTAATTTTATTTTTATTTTAGAAATATCCATTCATATCACCTAAGTTGTTTTTTTTACGCATATTTGTATTGCATCAACTCTTTTATTTAAGATAAATACATCTTCGAAAGATTCTTCAAAGTATACATATTTACCTTGTGATAATGCACTTGGTGGTTGAAGTTGTGCGAATGAATAAGAAACTATAGGTAATATAGCACTTGGATGCAATAATATCATTGCTATATCTTTAGCAGTTGATTTAGCTACAAATCCTCCATCAGTTTGTCCAGATGTTTTACCATCATTAAATGTATATTCTGTTTTAAAAAGAGCTGTTGGTACAGAAACTATATCAACTTCCTCTATTCTTGATACGCTTCTTACTAACTTTTTATCTCCGTTGTTTCTAACTATAGCTATAGCATTGTCAATTAAAGTTTTTGTATATGTATCGCAATATAAAATTCTTCCACTTACTGGTACTAACGCTTCGTCCATAGCATCCATCATAGCATCAAATTTAGTCAATACTGTAGCTGATGTTAATTCAGCAGTTTCAGCAGTTATTGCTTTTTGTGCATTTCTTAAACTATATATAGTAGAGAACATCATTACATCTAACTCAGGAAACTTTTTAGTTTCGTTCATTGTCTTTGTTATGTTGCTTATAGATGCTACCATATTAGTTTGATTTACATCTTGCGGATGCACTAATGTTTGCCAAATTCTATGATTAGTAAGTGTTTTAGTCTCCCATTCATTTGAGAAGTTTTGAGAGAAGTCTCCAATTTTAGTTCTATCTCCGTCAACTCTGCCTCCAGTAGATAAAAGTGGTATTTTTATAGTCTTTGCATCTACTACTTTATATTTTTTTGTATTTTCGTTGCTCCATAATGCTCCCGAATATAGGACATATGGATAAGCATTTGCTAGCTCTCTGCTATAAGCTTCTGCGTAATTTACTGTCATTTACATCACCCTTTCTATTATTTTCTAGGTCTTACACCTGTGAAATTAAAACCAAATAAATTGCCGTCAGTTTGTTCAGCTGGTTTTACTGGTTTACTTCCTTTTAATCTATCATCAACTGCCTTTTTAACAGCATTTTGGAAGGCTTTTTCAACTGCTTCAATAGAAGCATTACAAGCTTCTGCATCTGAAAAGTTAAGAGTATCAATTAACTCTTTTGGTAAATTCTTTTCTGCTAATGTTTCATAAGCTTGAGCTTTCAGTTCTCTAGTTGTTATGTCTTTTTCTCTTTTGTCTAATTCTTTTATTCTTTTATCTTGCTCATATTTAGCTTTTTCATCTGACTTCATTTTCGCAAGTTTTTCAGCTTCTGTCACAGCTTCTGTTATAGCAGTTTGTTTATTTGCTTCCCATTTAGCTTGTGCAGTTTGTAAAGCCTTGCTTACTCTTCTGTCAAATTCGGCTTGATAATCTTTATTTCCGCCTAAAATATCATCAAATGATGGTGGTGTTTGATTTTCTGTTCCTCCTGTATTAGAACCTTCACCAGCTCCAGCATCGGTGTTATCTCCACCATCTGTTTGACTTGGTGAACCACCTCCAGCTCCTGTATCAGCCATTAACTGTAAATTCATTTTTATACCTTTTTTCATTCTTTACCTCCTTGCCCAATATGTCCAATGTCCATATCGTTCAATTTATATTAATATTCTTAGGTTTATTAACTTTAATTCTATTTAATAACTTTGTAGTTTTCCCATTTCTTATAAGCATCTATGTACATTTCTTTTTTATCTCCGTTGTATGTACATTCGTAATACATTCCGTCAAATAAAGTTGTACTTAACAATGCTTTGTTATTTTGTAAAACTTTAGTACACCAAACCATAAACACATCATCTTTCGTTATTTGCTTGCTATCTGATTTATCTAAGTGATTATTCGTATATTTTACAACTTCATTCTTACACCAATCTAAAAACTCTTGTTCGTTCATTAATATTCTCCTTCCTTATAATCTACAACTGGAATAACCGTACATCTACAAAAACAATGCTTTTACCGATGAAATGGAGGGACATTACTTCCGTAACTCACTTCATTTATCGGTATCACCTCCCTATCCATGCTTTCACAGTCAGCACAAGTACGTTCATCAAATGAAACGCATATCTCTAATGCCTTTACACCGTTAGCTTTATATCCATCAACATGGCCTTTGGTCATAAAAAAATTGGTCTCAGTTCGTATAAGCCTTTCAGCTTGATACTTACTAACACCTTCTAATTTTCTTAGCTCCTGTCCCATTTTCTGTACTGATTTTCCTTGTATTAATCCTTTCGTTAGTGTTTCCCTTATGTTGTTCATTGTAGCTGTTTTATTACTCCATATACGGCTACTAAACTGTCTGCCACTCCAAGGATAACTTATTGCATCTTTTATAGCTCTTTTAGGTAATACTTTGTTTGTTACTCCAGCATCAGCTAAAGCTTCTTTATAGGACCTTTTATACATTCCTGTTAGATGCTCTGTCATATTCATTTGTACGTTATGACTATTTTTTATAATCTCTATATCTATCCCATCAAGTAAACTTTGTAACCTTGTTACTTTGCCTCTAGCACTAATTATTTTCCATTGTGCTAATACTTCTTCGCTTTTAGTAGCTTGATATAGTTGTTTTAATTCTTGGACTTTACGACCATACTCTCGCATTTCTACTGGAGTTAATAGCTTAGTTGCTTCTGCGTAAGTTAAATTATTTTCTATTGCGTATTTATTATAGAAACTATCTAACTCCTTTGATATTTTCATATAAGAATCGTGATATGCATCAGCCAATTTCTTTACTACCTTATCCTCAGATAGCTTACTTTTCTTATCTCTGTCTAGCATTCTTTGATGCCAATAATCTCGGCTTTTCATACCAGTATAGTATTTTGCTTTTCTACCCATGTATAAACCTCAAAATAATATATAGTAAAAGCAAAGTAAACAACATCTACAAAGCCTTTAACTCTGTCTTTAGTCGTATCGCCAACAAATATAAAAAAGAATTCTACTACTAATCCTATCAAGCTATATGCTAACATTATCCATGCCATTATCGTTATTAGCATTTTTATCATCCTCCTTTGGATCACTAACTACAGCACTATCAGCATACATATCAAATTTCTTAATTTGTTCCTCTTGCTCTTTATCTATTAATTCTAATTCTTGCTTAGGATTTTCGATAAAATCTAACTGTGATAACAATGTTTCTCTTGAAACTATTCCAGATAATTGAGAAACTATTTGAGCCTGTTCTAGTGTATTAGTTGGCAATGCTCTAGTAAATGTTATTTTGATTGTTCTGTAATCAATATTTGTTCCTTTTATGCTTAATACATAACATATAAGCTCCAGCATTCTTTGGATTGACTTTTTCCATTTACTTTCTTTCTTAGCCATATCTTTCTCTAGTGCAAATAATTTAAATTTAAGTGATACTCCACTAACATTACCCGCAAACTTTTCATCTGTTAAGTTAGGTGTTTTAGTTACTTTGTGATAATCATTAATTAATCTATTAAGTAAGTTTTGAGTATAATCATCATCTACTGTTTTTGTAATAAATTCAGCATCGCCATCATCTTCAACTAGCATAACTCTGTTTTCTTTCATATTGTTGATATCTTCTTTAGTTGTTCCAGCTAGATTTTTAAGTAACAAATATGCATTGTCAAAATACTCTATCTCATTAACACTTGAAGATATAACAGATTCTATTGCATCTACTATGCTTATTGCATCTTCATAACAGCCTTTTCGGTTTTCATTCTCCATAAATTCAACAACAGGAATGTCTTTAAAATAATTTTCTTCTATATCAACTAGCTCTGGAGCTCCTACTTTGCCGTTATAGTATTCAATCATATCCTTGTTGTAGACTGTCATATAAACCTTTTGCTCATTGTCGGATGCATCTGTATAATAGTAATACCTTACAGCTCCTACAATATTTTTTTCTAAGCTATTGTCATAAACAATAACCATGTTATCAGGAGTTTCTGTTGTAAGTCTTATATTTGCATCTTTATCTATGTATAAAATTAAAAAAGCATGGCCGTATATACTAGTTAATCGGTCAAGCTCCGTATTTACATCTTGAAAATCATTATAATCAAGTATATTATTTATTTTTTCTGTTATATTGTCATCTTCACTAGAAAAAGTAAGAGGTTCTCCGCTAAAATAACCAGTCCTTATATCTGTTGTGAAGCTAGGAAGGTTTACAACTATTTTATTATTAGGTTTTTTAGGATCATCCATTGTCCTATTTAAAATTTCGTGATATCCTTCATAATATTTCAAATTCCTGTAATACTTTTCAGATTTAAACCACTGGTGCTCATTTAGTATGTTTTGTACATTATCAAGCTCCAGTCTTTCTTTATCTGTAATAAATATAGGTCTTTTTACTTCTTCAAATCCTGGTATTAATATCAATTTCTCACCTCCTATATTCCTAGATTTAATTTCTTAGATTTAATTCTATTTTGTCTAATTTCATCTTCCATAGCATATCTTGCTGCATCTATTGTATGATTGTTTTTATCTGGATACTCACCTTTAAAGTTTCCATCTTTATCTTTTTCAGTTTCATATCCTAAAAACTCTCTAGCTGCGTTAGGGCATCTATCACTATCAATTATTATTTCTTCTATTTCTTCTGATAAAAATTTAATACCATATTCTACACTATCAGGACCCTTCTTAGCTCCTCTTACTCTTAAGCCTAAGTCCTTTAAATCTTTTATAGATTTAGGTTCAGCACTATCAGCAATAATAAGTTTTGGATTTGGATCTAGTTGTTTTATTTTTTCTGTTGCTTTTGAATTAGATAATCTAGTTTGATATATTTCTTTAAATATATATAATCTTTTTCTTGTTTTATCATAATGCATAACAATATAAGCAAATGGGTCTTGAGCATAACCCCAGTCAAGCCCTCTTTTTATTCTGTCAAAGCTATTTATTTCTTCGTCAGTTATTTTCCTTATCGTTACATTTAAGAATACTTCTCCACCAGTACCAGTAACAGCACCTAAATAGTCATGTTCATATTTAGTTATATTTACCTTTTTAAGGTGTTCAGCTTCTATTATGAATTGTTCTCCTAACCATTCTTTTGGAACACTCCTGTAATCACTATGATGCACATATTTATCTGTTCTTTCATCTAATACTTCCATGTTCGCCCAGTTTCTTTGAGATTCTGGAGGGTTAAAAGAATAAAATACAAAGAATTTAGGTCCACCACGCATAAGAGATTGATTTATATTTCTTATCTTATCGTAGTTTTCAAATTCGTCTACTTCTTCAAACCATATATATTTTATATATCCTTTTGATACTTTTATAGATTTGACTTTTTTAGGATTGTCAGCACCTCTAAAAAGTATTTCTTGCCCTGTAGGCATATAAGTAAGTTTTAATGGAGAATAACTTATTTTCCATTTACTTGCAACTCCAAGTTTTTCTATGGACCATAAAATCTGTTCAAATACTGAACTCCTTAACACATCTTTTACTCGTCTAAAAATAACAGCATTTGAATATATTCCTTTTTCAGCATCCTTCATCATATTAAGAGGTATTTCTGTACCTATAAATGATGATTTAGTACTACCACGACCGCCTTTAAACCAGTAATGCGTATGTTTACCTTGTTTTATATCGTGATGTACTTTATAGAAGCTTGGAGCGATTAATTCTGTCAGTTTCATTCTTCATCAGGGATATCATCAACTATTTTAACTCCCATATCTCCATTTACTTCTAGTTTTTCTGTATATAGACCATATCTTTTACCTAGAAGCTCAGCACATTTATTAGAATCTTTTATAGATATTTTTTTCTTAACTATTTTTGGCTCGCTAGTAAATTCACCTTTATTCACTGTAACTACCACTTCTTCTTCTAATTCCTGTCGCATTCCTTTTGTAAGATATTCAAGTACTTCCGTTGCATCAGCAATTCTGTTTGATTGTATTTGTTGCAATTGTTCATCTATGTATTTTTTTATTGAAGGTTTTTGAAGGTTTTTAGCTCCATTAGTCCTTGCTGTTGTTTCATTAGTGCAATTATAAGCTTTTTTATAACTTTCAGTAGCATTAAGCGATTCTATATAATAGTCACAAAATGCTTTCTGCTTTTCAGTTAGTTTCACTTAATACCACTCCTTTCTATATTTTTACACAACAAAAAGAACCCCGAAGGGTTCTCTCTACAATAACTTAAGGGAAGATTTTAAATATGAAAATTTATAAATTAGTTATGCGGTTGCATAATTAATATCTTTTTAAGAGGGAATTATTAGCAGGCTTCCCTCATGCCCGGAGGAATGTACTTTTCGTTGTTACTAGTTTCAAACCAATTCAAAATCTAGAAGTTTACCAGGCTTCTAGGGAAATACTTTAAAGAAATAAAGGAATTGCGTTTTTACAATTTCTCTATAATAACATTATATCTTTGATAACTCCCTATTAAAACCCCATTAAATCCCTATTAAATCCCTAGTGCATCAACTCCCCATAATAAGATATTTAATTTATTCAAGACTTCTTTTACCCATCTAGCAGGTGTATTTTTACCAGCATTAAGTTTCTCTGCTATTTCTTCGTATGTAAGTTTTTCTATATAATACATATGAAAGGCATCATAGATATAATATGTTCCATTTTCTTCGTATTCATCTGCTAATATTTCTAATGATATATCTATACAAGAAACCATTTGCGCTGTTCTTGCTTTTGTTCTAAGGACGCTATTAAGAAATACATCATTTTCTTCTAGTGCTTCCTGTAGATCTTCCCCAAAATAGCCCATAAACCCGTCACTATTAATTTTTTCAATATGATTTTTAAGCTTATCGTAATTTTTCATTAATAATTTTGTATTATGTAATCGTCTATCTTTTTGTTGATTTTTTATTTCAAATATTACTTCTTTCGCTAGTTCTTTTACTTGTTTCTCCATTTCAGTCCCCCTATATTATATTATTTGCAATCCTTACCTTCTGGGCAATATCCAAGTTTCTTACATTGTGACACTAAATAAGGTTTGTAACGTGGTTCTACTTCTACAACTTGTCTTACCATTTCTTTTACTATTGTTCTTATCGGAAGTTCTGCTCTAGTGCATAAACGCACATTAGCTAAATGTATTAAACATTCTATGTTTACTGCTATGTTACATTCTGTAGCTATTCCTATCGGTAATACTGTTCTTGCTATTTCGTTAGCCTGTTCATTAGTACAGCCTTCAGCTTTCATATTATTTTGAAAATAATCATAATTAGCTTGTACTTGTGATTCGTAATTACGCAACGAATTTGATAAATATATATCTTTTGCTATTTCCGGTGCTGCATATAAACTTACTTTTCCGTCTTTGTTACAATATCTAAGAGATTGAACATTTGTAACAAATCCTATATTATGTCTAACTGCTTGGTCAACTGCTGAACGTGGTACACATTTTAGTTCAAACACAAAGAATAAATGTCTTGACCCACTAAAATGTCCACTTTGTAAGCAATGTTTTCCAACTACTTCTGCTTTTTCTTTTGGAGTATTATAGCAAACTGTTGCAAATTCTCCATGTCTTTTTACAAAGTTTTTTACTTCTTCACCATTTATTAACTTTACTTTAAAATCATTTATTGTAAACATATTATCCCCCTTATACAAATAATCTACTTGCTATCCAAATTACTATTACTAACAGAAATATTACATCTGATATTATTGCTTCCATATCTCCCTCCTAAGCTATTTTCTTAAGTATATTTGAGTGCAATCTATGTATTTGTCTCCAGCTGTAATTAAGTTCTACGCATATTTCTTCCCATTTCTTACATTGCAAATATCTAGATCTCAATATTAATCTTTCTGTACTATCTTCTAATCCGTCTATTGTATGTTCTATACTTTCCATTATATCTACTAATTTACTTTGCTTTTGTATCAATTCAATCTGACTATCTTCGATTTTTGTTATTAATGTCAATATATCTGTCCCTTCTCCTCCACCTACAGGCATATCTGTTATAACTTGGCTTTTTATACTTGTTTTCTTTTCTTCTAGGTATTCTATTCTTTCTTTTATTTGTTTTACTTCTAATTCTATACTCCCATATTGCATTAATTCTTCTTTAGTCATATTCAATCTCCTTAATAAATTATTTATACTTCCCATGTTTCTGGTACTGAGTTAACTGCTATACATTCTCCTAATACTTTGTATATAAAGCAATTACTTTCGCATTGTACTGAACTGCATCTTTTACATTCTTCTTTTAAAGTTTTAAGTGCTTGTTTTATTTCTTCCATTATTCTTCCTCCAATAAGTTTTTATTCTCGTACACATTTCCTATAACACGATTAACATCTGTTTCACTCCATAGATTTTTAGCTACCTTCTTTTTATCATTAACAACACACCAGCAACCCTCTATCATTTCTACAACACCTATAAGTTTTGAATCGTCAAGCCATGGTTCCATAAAGTCTTTTTCCACTATATCTCCCTCATATATTTCTTTGCCGTTAGCATCTTTACAACCTGTATATTGTCCAGCACTTTCCTTATCTACAATAAATACTTCTCTAATACCAGCTGTTACGTATGCATTAGATGAACCATCTATAAAAATTGATTGATGTAATCCATAACCATAAACCCATCTTTTATCGAATTTGTCATATCCTCTGAATTTAATTTCTCTCATAATCTCCCTCCAATTCCTTTTCAGCTAATTTAATTGCTTCCAATGTGCTATATCCCTTTTCTATGTATTTCTTAGCCAGTTCGACTAATTCTTTGTATCTTGCTAATATCAATTAATCACCTCCTAATACTTAACTCCTATATAATCCAATATTTCACCTAACTTTAAGATGGTTTGTCAAACTATTGGACTAAGTAATCCTCAAATCTCATAACCTTGTTTACAAGGATTTGTAAATATTGAATTTTATTTATTTTCATAGACTTTCACCTTCAATCATTTTCTTATTCTGCTCTTTATAAAAATGATTTCTTTTAACATAAGCGCTATCAAGTTTACGCCAATAATGTTCTTGTAAATTAACACTATTTCTACCCTTTTCTATATTTTTACAGGCTATTTTGTAATGTTTTTCACATAATTTTTTACCTTCTAATACTTTTTGCCCACATATATAGCACAATCCCACTTCTACTCTTAAGCTTCTTGGAACTGTCTTTTGTATCGTTCTGTTTCTATTTCTCTTAATCTCTTTAACGTGGCATTCCAAGCATTTATTTCCTATCTTCGCTTCCCTTTTCAAACATTCTCTACATATACCAAATGCTATACATAAATCTCTTTTTCTTTTTATATATTTTCTTCTTTGTTCTTTTGATTTTTCACTTCTAGTTTTTTCACAACGTTCTTTATGTTTATCTAAGCATTCAGCACACATTGTTCTCCCTTTTAATGCTTTTTCTTTAAGGCAATTCACACATAATCCTTTTTCTTTTGCCCATTCTCTATATTCATTCATAGGTTTTTACCCCCTAGAAGAAACTAAGTTGTGTATATTCTATCGACTTAATTTCTTCTTGTTTAAATTCTTCTACCGGATCCTTCCAACTAATTCTGCCACATGTATAACCACATTTATTAAGATTGTCGCAGTCTTTACAACATTGATTCCTACAAATATTTTTTAAGTCCAGTTCTACATTGTTTTCTATTTGTTCCAGTAGCATTAGTTCTTTTACTGCGTCCATTCTCTCGCATCCAAATGGTGTCATGTTTTCACATTTAAATTCCATTTTTATTTTTTCTTTCGTTAATCTTCATCATTTAAACGTTCTAGTTGAGCGAATAAATGATTGTTTAGATCACCTAATGTATTGCGTGGCATAAAATCACTCTCCTTCTTTTGCTTTAATTAAATTCTTTATTTTCCAATCTTGTTACTATTCTATTTTGTTTATAATTTATCCACTTTTGTACCTCTAGAGTATCGATAGAATATATCTCTTTAATCCATTCAATTCCTATAAGTACATCTGCTATTTCTTCTGCCATATTGTCAGTATCCAATTTTCCTCTCTTTGCTTTACTTATTGCTTGAATAAGTTCTGAACATTCTTCCATTGCAATAGTTGTGCAAAGTTCTTCGTTTTCTATTGCTTTCATAAAATCTCTATTTTGTTGTATGTAGTTATTTTGTGTGTCTACTATGTCGTAAACACTTATTCCTAAAGCTCTACCTATAGCCATTAATGTACTAAATGGTATTTTTTCTATTTCTCCATTTTCATATTTTTGTATAGTCCTTACATTTTTATTGATTAATTCTGATAATTGCTTTTGAGTTATTTTTTTCTCTTTTCTTGCTTTTTTTATTCTTGTTCCTATATACATTCTTACTCCTTTATATGTTTAAATATCTTTTAATCACTTGTATAGCTTCTTCGCAACTGTAACAAACTTTTACCTCGTAATTTTGATTTATTAGCTCTCTAATCCATTTCTTTTGATTATCTGTGCATTTATTTCTACCTACCTTCATTTCTATGAATAATGCATGTTTATTGCCTCTAGGTACAAATAAACCTAAATCTGGAAATCCTGCTTTTAGTCCTTGTCTTTTAAGTTCTGCTCCATATCTTTTACTTCTCTTACCTTCATTGGGAATATGAACGAGCATTTTTAATTCTGAATGTTGTTTCTCTTGCCATTTTGCCCACTCTATAAGGCTCTTTTGCTCTTGCGCTTCTGTTGTCTTAGGTTTATTTGTTTTGCCTTTATCTGCTCTCTTAATTCCTTCTAGCGCCGTTAAATCTGTATACCCTTCTGCATTTTTATTTAGTGTGTATCTTTCCATCTTCTGCCCCCTTAAAACGTACTATCCAAGTTTTTCTGTATGGTTTCTTCTGTCCCACCATTCGACCTACATTTTTGCTTGATATTTCTATGAAATATAAATCCATAAAGTAATTAGCTAATGCGTATTGACTTGGAAACTCTAGTATTTCTCCTGTCTTGATATTTTCTGCTACTACTGATTTACCTCTACGCATCTTCCTTAGCTTCCTTTGTTCTGTATGGTGTTAGCATTACATATAACTTATGTATTAGTTCTTTCTCTTTCTTTTTTTCGATCTTACATCTTGATGTTTTTGGATTTTTTGCTACTCTTTGTGCATTATAGTAATTTTCTCTACACTCAAAACTGCAAAATCTTTGTTTTTTTCTATTTGTTTTGTATTCCTTTTTACAGCATTCGCATACTTTTACATTGCTATTTTCTTTAATATAATTAATTTCCCATGTCTTTTTGTATGGCACGTCTTGTTTTATAATCGCAGCCACACTGCTTATGTATATTTTTTTGCCATATACATCTGTAAGATAATCCGCTACTTCTTTTTGGCTTGCAAATTCTAACGTTTCTCCAGTTTTTATATTTTTAGCTACAATTAGATTTTGTCCCATGTTATCTCCCCCTTCTTTTTACTTCTTTTGTTTCTAATTCTTCTAGGTATTTCTGTAATTCCTGAGCTGATAATTTATATTCTTTTAATGTATTATTTTTGTAATTGCCCTTTAGCTCTATTTCTCCAAACGGTAGAGAATACACGCCACCTTTGTTTTTTCTTGGCTTAACTCTTTTCGTTGTTTTCCCCTTTTTTCTGTTTTGTAGGTACTCTTTCTTTATGCACCCACAAGATTTTGTTATACCATGCTTTAAGTTGCCCTCGCTTACCGTTACTACATTTCCGCATTCGCATTTGCATCTCCAGTATCTTCTTCTACTTTTCACATAATCCAATTCCAATACTGTCAATCTTGCGAATTTTTCCCCTACTAAGCTTGGTCTTGGTGGTTTTACAAGTTTCATTTCTTGTACATATTTTTTTACAGTTCCATCCGCTCTGCCTATTTCGTTTGCTATTCGTAGGATACTATAACCTTTTTCGTACAATTCTTTTATTTTTTCTAACTCTAAGTCATTTACTTTACTAGCCACGATTATCTCCCCTTTCTCCTCCTATACAATTCCTCTTAATCTGTAATTGTTTTCTATTCCTCTAGGGAATGTTATTATATTATTTTGAGCCATTTCTACGATTCGTGAACCAACAGCTTCATCAAACATCAATATTTCCTTAATTGATTTTTCTGTCGATATAATCATAGGTTTGCTTTGTAAATATCTAGTATTAATTATCTTATAGATATACTTTCTATCTGCTTGAGTGGGTTCGCCCTTTAGAAAATCATCTAAGAATAATACTCTCGGATTTAAATATTTTTCTAAAGTTCTTATATAATCCGTTTCGTCCATGCTTGTCTGCTTTAAATCCGTTAACATTGAGATATATTCTTTATAAACACATCCAACATTGTTATTTATAAGTTCTAACATTGCAGCTGTACCTAAGTGAGTCTTTCCGCTTCCAGGATTTCCACTTAATATCAAACTAGCATTAGTTTTCTTTTTCAAGAAGTCATCAACATATCGTATAACCTCGTTCTTTGCCTTTATTTGCCATTCTTTGTCGGCATTAAAGGAATTTATCGTTCTTTGCTCGAAAGCCTGTGACAAGCCACTACGTTCCATTTTTTCGACACTTTGTTTCTTTTGTAGACATTCACATGGAACGGCAACTTCGTATCCATCATTATCTGTTTTGAATGTATATCCTAAATCTCTACATTTAGAACAGCTGTATTTAACTTCTTCTGGAGCATGTTTTTCCAAGGTAGCTTTTATTCTATTTAGTAAAGCAGCATCCATTTAAATCATCTCCTTTATAATCCAAACTTTGCATCCAATTTATCTAAGAAATCTTGATCTTGTTTACTTAATCCATCTTCTTTAGGTTTGCTTTTATTTCCTTTTACTTGTAATTCATATGCTTTTAGTTGGTCGTATGTTGTTATGTTGTTATCTAACCATCTTTTAATAACGCCTTTTAAATAGCCTAGATTTAAGTTCCCTCTTTCAGTGCATATCTCTACTCCTCTAGCAAATAACTCTAAGTCTATTGTTTCTGATATTTCTATAAGCCATTGTCCTGTAAGTTGATTTATTACCCCTATATTAGATTCATATATTTTAGAGAATTTAGATAAAGTTTGTCCGTCAGTTTGTTTTTCTTTATCTATACTCTTACTATCTAACTCTTTCTCTAACTCTTTCTCTTTCTCTTTCTCTTTCTCTTTCTCTGTCGTTACGTTTTTGTTACTCAACATTTCATTAGTGTTACTTGATGTTACATCGGCGTTACATTGTAACGGTATTGCGTTACATTGTAACATTTTCTTTTTTTCTCTATGTCTTCTAACCCTTGCAGCGCTTTCGGTTTCGCTGCCTGTCATTTCTTCTGCTTGTGGTAAGAAAAATTCTTCATCATTTACAATTTCAATTAGATTATGTTTTTCTAGAAATGCTAATGTCATAGCTACATTTTCTTCATCTTCATCTAATTCTAGAGCTAATTCATCTGCAAATTTATCTTCTACACCTTCGAAGTAAAGTTTGTTTTCTTCTTTAATCGCTAGTAGTAACATTTTCAAATAAATTATTGTATATGTATCTCCCCCAGCTATTCTTCTAAGTTTTTTTATCTCTTTCTGTCTAAAGAAATCATCTTTAAGTTTTAGCCAGTAATATTGTTTCGGTTTCTTTGGCATGTAAAACCTCCTTTACTTTCAATCTAGGAAGAGGATTACTCCCCAACCTAGCTACATATCCATTACTTGTTGCCCTTCTATTTGTCCGTTATCTTCTTCTATAGGTTCTTCTGTATAATCTACATCTTGTACTGGTTCATAATCTGTTAGAAGTTGTAATAGCTCGTCCACTTCTTCGAATTTTAAGTCTTTTAGGTCATATCCGTTACTGCTGCAGAAATATTCAAGCTTTGATGTATCTTTAGCATCTTCGTGATTATATAATCCTTTTACTTCTGCCATTGCTAATAACTTTCTTTTTTGCTCACTTGTTGCTTTTCCTATTACTACTTCTTTGGTAGGTAGTTTATCAGGTACACTTTGTATTTCTGCACTATCATACATGCCTTGAAAATCTGTTGGAAATGCCTCTCTTAAGGCTGATACCATAGCACATTTTCTTATCATAACTCCAGGCATTTGTTTCCATGTAGCTTGTCCTTTTGAATATTCTTCAAAAGCTACTGTAGACTTGATAGGCATCTTTCTATCTTTTCTATATACTTCACACCAGCCACCAACTATTATGTCTTTTTTTAGTTTTGCAGTTCCTTCTATTTCTATCATTTCGTTATTTCTTTCTACTAATATTCCTGCTCTCATTCCCTCGAATTGTGGATGTTGGTCTGCTCTTTTAACAAACACATCTTTCCCAACTATTATGTTAGCTGGTTGACTTCCAAATTTGATTATGTAAGCATCGTTTTGCAATGGATTTAAATGTCTTGATTTGCATAACTCCAAGAAAAATAAAACTTCTTGATCTGTTACATTCCCATTTCCCCTTACTAAATAATTTCTAACTGTATCAGCATTTAAAACTTGCCCACCTTCTAATGTAAAACTAGCTAATGCTAATGCATTATCATTTACTTGTACTGCTTTAGTCATGTTATTCACCTTCCTTATTTTTTAGTTTTTGGTATTGTTAAACTTGTTCCAACTTCTAAGTGGCAACCTTCTATATCTGTACCACCTTTTATAAGTTTTTTAATAGTATTTTTATCTACCTTAACTGTTTCTGTTACAACAGTTTCTTTGTATGTATCTGGTACACTTTCTAAATCATCTATAACAAGACTTCCTGGATTATTTCTTATAGTAAAGTTCCCTAAATCTGTTTCCATTTTTTTAACTCCAAGTGCTTCCATATTATCTTTTAGCATTTTCTTAAGATTTTCAGCTTTATTTTGTTTTTGTCTTTTAAGCTCTTGTAGTCTTTTTATTTCGCTATCTATACTTTCTATTTGACTATCTATGTTTCTAAAAACATATACAAATCCATTTGATTTATTTTTTATTTCGTCAGCTATTATTTTGTTAGCTTTTACTAAGTTTTCTGCTAAATCTTCTTCTCCGTTTTCCAAATAGTCACTTATTAATCTATCTACTTCTATAAAATTGCTTGTAAGTTCATATAAATTCATTTAAATTTATCCCCTTTCATGTTATAATTTAAGTATCTTATATTACATATAGTATTTGTTAGCTATCTAGATTCGGTACTCTAGATAGCTTGTTTTTTATGAGATAAAATCTAGGTATGCATGATCTAAGATGTCATATAATTCTGCTGATTGTTGTTCATATTTTGAGTATGCTTGATTGATTATGTTTTCTTTTTCTTCTGTTGGTATGTCATGTCTTCCTGAGTTGTCTAAAAATACTTTGTAGTATGCTAAGTAATTTTCTTTATCTTGAGCTTCAACAAGCTCTTTTACATCATTGTAAATTTGTTCTTTACTCTTCATTTGTTATCCCCCTTATCTCCAGTTGCATTTTGATTTCATTAACTCTATAAGTTGTTTTACTGTCATACTTGGATATTTGTTTGCTAGGTAGTTTAGGACTTCTGGTGTACATTTCATCTAATCACCTCCTTTACACCCTCGATGATTTCATCTAGTGTTTGATTCATTTCAGCTATTGTTGCTACTGCATTTTTAGTGCGTTGTGATGTATATAAGAATGTCTCTTTTATTTCGTAATGGTCTATTCTAAGTGTTAAACTATAAAAAGATTCGTCCATCCCTTTCAAATGATGCAGTTCTAGATATGCGCTTATGAAACCACTATTTTCGTTGATATACTCAACTTTGTCGAATAGCTTATCTGCTTCTTTTCTAAACTCTTGATTTGTCATTTGTTCCCCTCCTTTTGCAATTTTTATACTGCTCCAGCGCTTTCTTCTTGTGCTTGTAGGTAATTATATTTTGCTATTTCGTAAAACGCTTTCTTTATATCTTTTAAGATTGCTGTTCTTTCTTTGTCAGTTAATCCTACTGGTGACATCATAATCACTTTTGCTCTGTCGTTTTCATACTCATGTGTTACTTTATATTCCATCTAAGCACCCCCTTAGTAAAAATATGCTGTCTGAAATTTGTCCTATTCGTGTATGCTTTTCCACCATGCTCCTAGGAAAAACCCTACTGAAAAAACTATACTTACTACTATGTATTTTGTTATCATGTTGCCTCCTATCTACTGTAATCTACTATTGTGTGATTACCTTGTTTTCTAAGCAAAGCAAACTTGTTTTGTATTTTATGATACATCTTTATTTCTTGTTGGAATGGAGTTATTATGCTCCATTCTTCTTTATAACCTCTAGCTCTTAAAATATCACTTACTATTTCTACTTCTTTTCTGTAAAAATGTTCTGTTCCTGTGTATATCGCCATATTTAGTTCCCCCCTAAAAGCCCTCTTTCGTTAACTTCATTTAATAACTGTTCATCTGTATATTGAGATAAAATTTGTTTTACCTTTTGATTTTCTTTTTCTAACTTTTTATAGTATTTTTGAACTCTTTCTTCCATCGCTTTATTTGTTATAAACTCTACATGTTGCACACAATAATTAAGAACTATTGTCATAAATTCATCATCATTTATTTTTGGATCTATCCCTGATATGTCGTCTATGTATTCAAATCCTTCATCAGAGCTATCTCCTATATAAACCTTTATGTAGTAAGGATATCTTTCGTCTAGTGCAAATTTAAGACTTCCAGCCCCTATTTCTATCACTCTAACATTTGCTCTCTCTATTCTTATATCACCAAAATGTGTGAAACTTAGTTTTTTATTATCTTCCATTTCCAATCCTCCTTATTAGTTGAAATCAAATCTTTGTTGTTCTTGTTGACTTTCAAAAACTGTTTTATAGCCATTTTTTCTTAAAATGTCATGGATAAACTTTTTGCCAGTTTGTGTCCATTTTGTAGTTGATTTAGCATATGGTTTATCTGGTTGAACGCTTCTTGCATATCCCTTGCCTTGATACTTAGCATATAAAAGCCATTGTCCGTTTTGTTTATATTGAACTCCTAGATCATGCAATAATGCATTTAATCCTTGTCCGCTCATTCCAAAATCTTTAGCTATTTGAGTTGGATTAAGTAAACCGTCATTATCTTCTAAAACTCTTTCTGCATATTCTGCATGAGGTTTTAATTCATTTATTACATCTGACTGTTTTTCTATTACTTTTGTTTGCTCTTTATTTTCTATTACTAATTTTTCTTTTTCTTGATATTCAAGTATCCAACGTTTTGCTCTTTCTACTGGATTTTCTATCATATAAGAAGGTGTATTTTGTTCTTTTAATGTTTTTTCCATTTCTTCGAATCTATCCATATATCTAGCAGTAAAAACTATTCCTTTTTCGCCTGTAGATTTATGAGCTAGAAACTCACAACCTAATTTTGTAATTTGGTATTCTCTATTTTCTTTTCCATTACCAGCTTGTTTGTAAGTACTTTCTATCCAATATTTTGAAGGGCGAATTTTTTCGCTGTTCAAAGTTTCATTTATTTTGTCTATTTTCTTTAATAAATCCTTATGTTGCACTTCCATCATTTCAGCCACTTCTCTTGATGATACTGTTTGCACTATTCTTTCTACTGTTTTATTCATTTCGTTTATTACATCCATTTTTCAATCTCCTTTCTATAAAGCTATCTTTATTTCACCTTTTTTAGTAATCATTTTGTTTACTTCATCAGCAAAAAAAATATCTTCTATGCTCACATCAAATAAATCAGCTATCTTTTTAGCTTCAGATAATTTAAATTCTCTAATGCCATTTTCTTTTTGATAATAATTTTGAAGTGTGATTCCTAATTTATCTGCCATATCACTTTGGGTTAAGTTATAAAACTTTCTGTAAGATTTTACTCTCATTTCTTAACCTCCTTTTCTTTAATTTATACCTTAAGTATAGTATCCATTTTGTTTATTGTCAACTATTAAATAAAAATTTTGTTTTATTTTTTTATTTTTATTTGCCAATTTTTAAAATTAGATAGATAAAAAATCGTTAAAATGTTATAATTTCAAGGAAATGTAATACATTTTGTTTAATTATAAATATATATAATTTTGCATAAAATGTAAGCATAGGAGGAAAGTACATGAAAAAACAAGGGGAAATACTTAAGAGTTTGAGATTAGAAAAGGGACTAACCCAGGAAGAACTAGGTAAAATAATAAACCAAAGTAAGCAGACTGTTTATAATTGGGAAAATGACAAAAGAAAATGTGATGTAGAATCGTTATTTAAATTAGCTAAATTCTTTGATGTTACCATTGATTATTTGACTGGATATAGTAATGACAGAAAACCTAAAACAGATTTGTCAGATAGACAAAAGGAAGTTATTAATGTTACTGATAAATTATCAGAAAGTGAATTTAATGCAATGATAGAAATGATTAAACAATTTAAAAAAGAGACTTAGATTTTCTAAGTCTCTTTGCTTCGCTTATAAAGTAGATAATTTACACTATGTGTTAATCCTAATCCCGATACATATCAAATAAATATCCAATCTTATTTATTTAAATCTTCCTTTTCCTTATCTTCTATTAGTTTTAAAATTTCTTCTAAAAAATATTCTCCTAATAATAATACTTTTTCTTTATTCTCCATGTTATCCCCCTTATAAACAAAATATTTATCAGAACAGATGTTCTGTTTTATTACTTATAATATATTATACATCAAACAACTCTTAAATTGTATATATAAATTGTATATAAATTAAATTTATGTATATAAAGGTAAAATT